GCTTGAGCGCCGCGGGTCATCATCGGGGCCGCGTCGCTCAAGCAGGCCAACCTCGTCTTCGGGGACCTCAAGACCACCATCAAGCAGTCCGAGACGCTGCGCCACTTCGCCACCCCCTACGACCTGCAAGTCCAGCTCAAGGACCGCCAGGGCGTCGCGGAGCGGATCGCCGCCGAGGCCGGAACGAACGACGGCGCTCGAGCCACGGCGTTCATCGCGGACGAGCTGCACGAGTGGGACGGCCGCACCGCGCGGGTTTACCTGATCGTGGACGGGGCGATCGCCAAGCGCCGTGACGCCTTCACCCTCGCCATCACCACCGCGGGGTTCGACCGGGAGTCCCTGCTGTACGGGCTGTACGACCACGGCGTCAAGGTCGCCAAGGGCGAGGTGGAGGACCCGTCGTTCCTGTTCGAGTGGTACGAGCCCCACGCCGACGAGGTGGACTGGGATGACCGCGACGCCTACGAGGCCGCGATGCGCGAGGCCAACCCCGCCTACGCCGACTTCAACGACCCGGTGAGCCTTCGGCATCGGTTCGAGACCATGCCGCGGTTCGAGTTCCTGCGCTACCACGCGAACCGCTGGACGGCCGGTGAGGCGTCGTGGCTCCCCGCCGGCGCGTGGGATGCCTGTCGCGGCGACGTCGAGGTGAGCGACGGGGACACCTGCTACCTCGGCATCGACGGCGCGGCCAAGCGCGACACCACCGCGGTGGCACAGGTGTTCCCCAAGGACGGGAAGTTCCTGATCCGCGTCAGGGTGTTCGAGCCCCCCGGCGGGGACGAGGTCATCGACCCGTCGATGGTGGAGGCGCACGTCCGCGACCTGTGCCAGCGGTACTGGGTCCCGTCCGCGGTGTTCGACCCGCACCTGTTCTTCCGCTCGGCGCAGCTCCTCCTCGAGGAGGGCTACCCGATGGAGGAGTTCCCGCAGTCCCACGCCCGCATGGTTCCGGCCTCGCAGCAGCTCTACGACGCGGTGATGGAGCAGCGCATCGTCCACGACGGGGACCCGGTCCTGCGCGCCCACGCCGACGCCGCGATCGCTCGAGAGACCGGGCGCGGGTGGAGGCTCGACAAGGAGAAGGCGTCGGACCACATCGACGCGGTCGTCGCCCTGGCGATGGCGGTCAACGCCGCCACCGAAGCCGCCCTCGCCGGCGAAGCGCAAGCCTGGGTGTTCTAATCCTTGACCGCGCCATGACCGTTAGCGGTGATGGCTAGCCTGTTCCGTCGGCGCGAGAAGGCCCAAGCGCCGGCCCGCCCCGACCTACGCTGGGCCGACCTTAGCGGGTTCATCGGCCCGTCTTACGCGCGCTACATCGACGGCAGCGCCGGCGGGGCGAACGAGGCGATCACCGGAAGCATCGCGGTCTACGCCTGCGTCTCCCTGCTGGCCGACGTCATCGGCTCCCTCCCGCTTCACCTGTACCGCAAGACCGCCGACGGGCGCGAGCGGGTGGAGTACGGGACCGGGGACCGGGCGCTCCAGGGCCGCCGCTACCCCGGCTCGCTCGCCCGCCTGCTCGACTACCCCAACCCGGAGATGACCGGGCAGCACTTCGTCTCCACCGTGGTCGGGCACTGCGCGCTGTGGGGGAACTTCTACGCCGAGATCATCCGCGGCGACGACGGCCGCGTGTCGGAGCTGTGGCCGCTGCGCCCGGACAAGATGGAGGTCAAGCGCGACGGCGACGGGGACCTGACCTACCGCTACACCATCGAGGAGGACCCCCGCCTCGGCAAGCGCAAGGTCGTGGACTTCCCCGCCGAGCGCATCCTGCACATCCCGGCCTTCGGGACCGACGGCGTGAAGGGCATCTCCCCGATCGCGGTGGCCCGGCGCACCATCGAGGGCGAGTCGGCGTCCGAGCAGTTCATGAACAACTGGTACGAGAACGGGGCCACGCCCTCGACCATCGTGACCATCCCGAAGGGACCGCCGGACGGGGCCAACGACCGCGCGAAGGCTGTCGGCGACACCCTCCGACAGCTCTACGGCGGCAAGCGCAACGTCGGGCGCATCGCGGTCCTCGAGCAGGGGATCGAGTGGAACTCGCTGTCGATGCCGATGCAGGACATGCAGTTCATCGAGTCCCGCAAGTTCTCGCTCCAGCAGATCGGCGTCCTGTACCGCATCCCCGGCTACCTGCTCAACCCCGAAGTCACCTCGACCTGGGGCTCCGGCGTGGAGCAGCAGTTCCTCGGGATGCTGACGATGACCCTTCGCCCGATCCTCGTCCGCATCGAGAACGCCGTGGACCGCTCGTTGGGCCTCGTCCCCGGTGAGAAGACGCTGGGTGACGAGAACCTGTACGCCGAGTTCCAGACCGCGGAGCTGCTGCGGACGGACACCAAGACCCGCATGGAGGCCTACGAGGTCGCCATCCGCTCCCACGTCCTGCTCCCGAACGAGGCGCGGATGGCCGAGAACCTGCCGGCGATCGAGGGCGGGGACGAGTTCCCGACCCTCCAGGGCCAGGCCGACACCGCGCCCGCGGAGGAGTCGGCCGAGCCCACCGCCGAGGACAACGCCCGCGAAGCCGCATGGCTCGCCCTCGCTCACCGCATGGCCGAGCCGGTCCAGCAGACCATCCCCGGCATCGAGGTCACCCAGCCCGCGGTCAACGTCTTCAACCGCCAGCTCGAGGAGGGGGAGCTGCTGAGCTTCGCGCAGGCCCTCCCGCAGCCGGTCGTGGACCTCAAGCCCGTTGCGAAGGTGCTGGCCGAGGCCGAGGCCCGCCGCATCCACGACGCCGAGAAGGCCGAGGAGCGCCACGCCGCCGCGCTCGCGGCCATCGGGGAGCAGATGGAGCGCCTGGCCGAAGCCGTCAAGCCCCAACCCCCGGTGCGGATGGTCCGCAACATCGAGCGGGACAAGGCGGGCAACCTCGTCCGTGTCATCGACGAACCGCAGGAGGCCACGGGATGAGCGACACCACGATCCTCGACGGCCTCATGGCGACGCTCAAGCGCAACCCGCTCACCCCCGAGCGCATGAACTACCTCGACCGGCAGTTCGTTGAGACCGACGAGCGCCCGTTCTACGCCCGGCGCGAGACGGAGGTCGGAACTACCTCGGTCAACCGCCGCTTTGGGGAGATCGTGGACCTGTTCCACCAGGACATCCGCGGCGTCCGCAAGGAGCGCCCGCGCAGCGGTTCGTGCCACCGCGTCCGCGTGGTCGAGCGGCACATCGACGGCCAGGTCTGGACCCGGCAGGAAGCCTGCCAGGGCACGGTCCACGCCGTCGAGACGGTGATCAACGGCGCGGTGCGCGTCGATGGCAAGTGCTTGTCATGCGGGTGGGAAGTCCACCGCGCGGGCCTCCTACACGAGAAGGGATAACGCAAGTGGCAACCCTCCAGTTCTTCGGCAAGATTGGCGCGAACATCTTCGGCGGTGAGACCGGGGCCGAGTCGGAGAAGGTGGACTGGATCACCGACACGATCAAGGTCCAGCTCCACACCGCGGCCACCTCGTTCGCCTACGACACCGACGAGGTTGCGGCCGATGTCATCAACGAGGTGGCGAACGGCAACGGCTACACGACCGGCGGCTACACGCTGCTGAGCCCGACCGTGACCTACTCGGGCACCGGCAACACCACGGTTCTCGACGCGGCGGACCCGACGTGGACCGCCTCGGGCGCGGGCTTCTCGGCCTCGGACGCGGTGTTCGTGGACACGACCCCGGACCTGCTGATCGGAACGCTCGCCTTCGGCTCCACCATCACGCTCGCGTCGGGCGACACGCTCACGATCAACATCGATGCAACTAACGGCGTCTTCTATGTGACCGCTCCGGGGTCGTGATCCCGGTGCGTCGCCACTACATCGCCGCGGGGGCCTGCATCGTCCTGCTCGCCGTGTCCCTGCTCGGCTCGGTCCAGGCCCACGCCCGACCGGCCGAACCCACGGGGTCGCTGGTCGTGTCGGGAACCTCGGCCTACGGCTCGACCGTGACCGCCGAGGTGGCGTGGGCCGACGTGCGGCGGAACCAGAACGTCCGGGTCCAACTCCTGTGCATGCAGGACATCGGCGTGGTCTACGGCGACGTGCGCGACGTGAAGGATCCGCAGACGGTGTCGTTCGTCCTGGGATCGCCGGAGCAGGGGACGAGCGTGTGGGACGGCTCGCCCGCGCGGTGCCGGGTGGACCTGTACGCCGTGGCCCCGAGCCGCGAGATCACGTACCTGGCGTGGAGCGAGGTTGCCGATGGCTGACAACGTCGCGGTCACCGCGGGCTCCGGCACGAACATCGCCACGGACGAACGGACGATCGCGGCCACTACGGTCCACGTCCAGCGGGTCGGGGAGATCGGCGCGGCGAACATCGCCAACGGCCACGCCACCGTCTCCAACACCGCAGGCAACATCGCGGCCTCTCGGGACACGCGCAAGCGCCTGGTCATCGTCAACTACCAGACCGTCCCGATCTACGTGGGCGTGGCGACCGTGACGACCTCGAACGGTGTGCGGCTGGACCCCGGCGCGTCCATCGTCCTCTACACCACCGCGGCGGTCCAGGGCATCACGTCCGCCGCCTACACCGCGGCCGGCGAGGACGACAAGACCCACTACATCGAGGAGTACG